TTCTTGAGGTTTTTTAGTATCAATCACTTTCATATAATATAATCTTCCATCTACATACCAATTTCTAAACATTTCATGGGACTTTTTATCAAAGTCCAACATTTCTTTAATTGACTTAAATTCTTTTCTAATAATATCCTTTACTTTATCACTAGCATTTACATTAGACAATTCTATTTCTACTGGAGAATCGTATAAATCACTAACAATTGCTTCATTAACAACATCTTCAATTGCACCATCCGCTTCTGGATGAAGTGACATTTCCCGATATCTTCTTATTAAATCATACTCTGTTTTATATACACCTTCAATATCTACATATTGACCATAGAAACCAGATTGAATATAATAATCATTCCCGTCCTCATTTGAAGGAGGAACGGGAGAAACTATAGAAGGAGATTTACTTTGACTATCATCAATAGAGAATCCAAAAAGTTTTGCCATTGTATAATTTTGCCTACTTTTCTATTATAGCACTATTTAGCTTATTTTAGTTGATGTCTTCTCCACCTGCATTAGCACCAACACCTCTAAGTGCTTCCCACCACTGAACTTGGAATTCTACAGTGAATTCTTCAATAGAATCAACAGTCTCATAAGAAAGATCTATTTGACTAATATTGGTTGGAAATACATCGTGGAACTTGTAAGTTCTAAGTGTAGAACCATCACGATCTAATTGATGAACATATGCATCTGGTTGATAAACTGCTGGATTTTGCTCTCCAGTAGCATCAGACATTTTGTTAATAATATTCATCCATTTCTCAAACGCTGAACGAATTGAGAAGTCAACATCATTGAGGACTGTAACTGTCCATGTATCAAAGGTTCTATCACCTGCAATCTTAAGAATCCTACCTCTAAAATTAACATCAATTGGTGTGATGTTTGATGCAGGAAGAGCAGCTGCTTTTATTAAAAACCGTGTTTTTTCTTTAGTATCATTATCTATCGCCGTCTCATTTGGGAAAGCAATTTCTACTTCAAAGAGATTTGGTCTAGTTCCACCGCCAGCAAGTTTGCTTTTGAACCCAGTGATTGTTCTTAATGGTGGTTTGTTAAATTGGGTTGCCATAGTTCTTTATACCTTTAGTTAAACTGTACCTATAACTTCTTCAAATGAAATGCCAGTTCTAGTGGCGACAAATGTAAGACCAATGAAGTTAATTGACCTTGCAGGTTTAACGAAGATGTCTGCTACGAACTCGTTATTATCTATAACAGCAGCAGTGTTATTTGTTTCATCACAAACAACTCTGAAATCTTGAATACCTCTCTTTGCTTGAACATCCCTTAAGAATGGTTCAACAATATTTACAAAGTTAGTTCTTGTAATTTCATCATTAAATTCAAAGAGTTGATCTTTAGCAGCATTTGAGATTGCATTTTCGATGAAGATAAACAATCTACGAACGTTAATACGATCAAATGCAGATGCCTTACCAAATCCAGTCTTATCACCAAATAACACAATTCCTGCTCCTGGTGAGAAGATAACTGGGTTGATTCTATTTGTATAGAGTTTATCTCTTTGTGCTTGAGATGGATTGTATGCAAGTTTTACAGCATTTAGTATTGCACCTCTTGCTGTTCCTGCTGGTGAGAACCAAGGGAAGTTATTAATATCGTTTCTAGCACATGTTCCAGCGATATCACCATTTAGTGGAATATAACGGAATGTGCTTCCAAATCTATCAAACATATACTTGTATCCACTATCAAATACTGCATATGTTGATGATGTAATTGGGGCATAATATTCAATAACATTATCTGTAGTAGCTACTACAGAATTTAAACTAGCAGTTGTTGTTCCAGCACCAGTAATAAATGTTCCTTTATTGGGTGAAATAAATGCAATTGCATCTTTTCTAATTTCAGCAACAGAGATTAACTTATTTGCAAGTGACTGTGCTGTTACTGTTGGATGTGATCCAGAACCCATGAGTAAGAAATCAATATCATACTCTTCGGTATTTTCAAATAAACCATATCCTTCGGATAGATTACCTAATGATGCTGTTAAAGCACCTACAGTACCCTCATTATAGTCATTTCCACCATAATCTTTACCACCTGTTAAGGAATACCCTACATTACCATTTGCTGCAAATTTAATATCCTGAGCATTTTGATCCCAAGCTTCATCAGTAACTTTTGTAAATTCACTTGAGAATGCTGTAGTTACAGGAGTAGCAGGACCACTTAATCCAAAAATATTACTAGAATTGTTTAAAAGGAATTTTCTCCAGTAAGAAGATGTTCCAGCAGAAAACTCAGCATCTTTTGCTTTTGAAAGATTTAAATTCTTCTCAAGAATTGTTCCTGCATTTCCAGTTATGTCTCCATCATCATCAATTACAACAACATGAACCTCATCAAATCTTGAGCTTCTTGCTGCTGCATATGCAGATGTTCCTGGACGTTCTGCAATTTGATTCCAATTAATTGGATCTCCATTTGTAGTTGTAATTGTTTGAGAATCAAACCAATCTGCATTACTACCTACAGTTGGTGTTGCAGTTGCTAATCCAGAATTCGTGTAGATTGTAGATTCTACATTTCCAAATTTGTAGATTCCTGATGCTTCATAATCTTTTTCAGTTTCTGTTGCACCATCAGGAGTAACATGAGAAAGGAATTTAACACCAAGAGTGCTTGTTCCTACTTCAGTAATGATACCTTTAAAATAACCCGTAAGAACTGAAGTTGATCCTGCACCTGCTGTTACTGTTCCTGCTGGAACTGCTTGAGTGAAACCAGCTCCTACAACAGCACCAGTTGTACTTACTGTTAATGTTTGGTCTGCTTTACCATCTATAATTGCAACCTTTACTCCATTTGCCCATGTTCCAGGATTTCTAGATGCAATTACTGTTCCTGCTAGGGTATTTTCATCATACCCTTTATTAATATAATCATCTACACTATTAATCTTTATATCACCACCATCATCAGTGGCGTTTACCAATCCACTATCTGCTGCTCTAACAACACTCATCTGACCACCGTAGGCCAAATATGATGATGCTACCATCCAGTATTCTACTTGATCATCCAAGTTTTGTGGTTTACCAAAATTATCTATTAAATCTTGCTCACTTTCAACTATTATAGGCAAATTGACAGGTCCTTTTGTAAAAGGTGCTACTATAGCAGCATTTTTATCAGTGGCAGAATCAACTCTACCAATAGTTAAATCAACCTCTCTAACTACAATACCTGGAGATGCTAAATTTACGGGCATCTTTTACTCTCCGAATCTCGAAATCTTCTGAAATTATTTATTAAAATGTCCTTTTCCAATGGGGAAACAATGCATGAACATTACCAATCAGGATATTGCCAATCTACAAATGGTGCTCTTTTCTTTCTATTCTCTACTATTCTTTTAATTGTACATACCTTACATTCATATGAATATGATGATGCTGTAGCACTATTTTTACGTATTCTATAAAAACCTTCAACTAAATTCTTTTCTTCTCCACATACTCGACACTTTCTATCATTGAGCAATAAATGCCCAAGTTTTAATTGATCATCAAATTCCATTATAATACTTGTATTACTCCATAACAATCAGGTATCTCATGCATTAATTTACTTTCTATTCCTTGTTTTAAAGTAATAGCACTCATAGCACAAGTAGAACAAGCACCACCCAATCTTACCTTAACAAAGTTTGTTTCTTCTTCTATTTCTACAAATTCTAACCACCCACCATCTGCCTCAATGTAAGGTATAAGTTCTTCTAAAACTTTAATTACGTTTTCTTCAGTCAGTTCCATTTCCCAAATAATCTATAAGTAAATAAATCCACGTAGCAAATAATACCATTATAGTAAATATTCTAAGATTTTCCCAACTAACTACAATCATCGATAATCCCACATATAAGAACGATCACCATATTCATCAGTACTCCACCTATCACCATCTACATCAACAAAACTATCTATATCTTCAAATCCATCAGCAATAAATCCAAATGGTGCCATATCTTGTTCTATCTCATTCTTTCTTTCATCATAAAGTCTTTTACGGATATCATTATCAGTCATCTCTTTAAAATAATCTTGTGCAACTACCCATGCAAATAATACAAGACACATTGCTAAGTCATCATTACAACCTTCCTCTGCTTCAAATGAATTGTGTTTTTGTGCAAAGGTTGTTAATTCTGAAATAATATCATAATCCCATAAAACTATCTTATCATCTTCAAGCATAGTCTTTAAATTAGAACAACCTAATTTTTTAACTGCTGCTGTTGTTCTTACACCTAATTGAGATTTCTTACCAGAGAATCCTTGTCCAACTATCTGTCCATTCCTTCCTCGCATAGAAGCCATTAATATATTCTCATACTCCAAATCAAATTGAAGAATACTTGCTACCTGATCTCCTATATCATTTACTTCTATCAATAAAAATGCTTCATTATATCCTTTTGCAACATCAAATATAATATTTGGAAATAACATAGGTTTAATTTCATTATTCCTATACTTTCCAACTACCTTATATGGAAACTCGGTTATATCAAAAATAAGAAAAGCGGAGTAGTCGTTACCCAATCCTCTAGCAACATCAACAGTCATCAAATAATTATGATCTTTTATTGGTTCTTCATAGATATCAAGACCAGCATTTCTTGTTATTGGTTCATGGTATACCAAATTCTTAAGTTTTGCTGCATTTATTAATGTATTAACAGAACCTAAAAACTCACATTCAAACTCAATTTTAAATTGTTGCTCAGATGTGTTTACAATAGTTTGCTCTTTCCATTCATCATCTCTACCAGGAACTTCACTCCAATGAACATCAGTAGGAACATATTCACTCTTACCCTTTTCGCTATCGTGCCACATGCGATAGAAATGATTCATACCCCTTGGGGTTGAAACGATAATTACTTTAGTACTTTGTCCAGACGTGATAGTAGGATAAACAGAGGCAAAGAAGTCGTCAGCAATGTGATTCGGTATGAAGGCGAACTCGTCAAG